TTTTTTTATAGCTCTGGGGTTTCTCCTTTGATTTCTGACAAATATGACGAGGATTTTTCTTATTTGGCTCCTTTTTGGCTAGGTGAAGATATTCCAGATCATTTTGTTATTTTTAAATTAAATGATCCTATAGATTACTCGTATAAGGTTCCAGTAACTTCTCTTGTTATTGGCACAACTTACAAAGTATTACAGGACACTTCTATAGATCCTCAAAGTCCTGGATATCTACCATTTCAAATATCTTCAGGAAGCCAAACTTATACAGACGGTAACGTTTTTACAGCTACCTCTTTCACTTTCAATGTTCTACAGGGACAAGGATCTGTAATACTTTTAGATCCTCTATATAACATGGCTAATGTAGAGGACACTGAGAATCATTTTTACGATAAAATACTTCCTAAGTCTACTGTTGTAGCAAGTTTTGATTTAACAGAGAATTCTAAAATAGGTAAGTATCTAAGAAAAATAAAAACAACACCTGGATATACCGACAGTTTAATCGATGTTAGATTTGAGGAAAATCAGTTAACCACATTTAATGGTGTTAATTACCAGGTTGGTATATTTGATAAGAAGGGGGATTACTTAATAGATTATTATAAAAATCCAGAAACACAAATAGGATTCGAAGATTTTATAACTAATGGATTTAGAAATAATGGTGTGTTAAGCTACAAGCTTTTAAATCTAGAATTCTTGTTCAATGATAACGATTCTACTAACTACACTATAAATAGATATTTTGGTTTATATGTTAATGCACCAGAAATAGCTAAATTTAAGATAGACGGAGACGCTCTTTATAAAAGTCAGGGCTCGTCAGGTAATACCCCAGTACCAGAAAAAAATAATAAAGGATACTACTTCCAAGAAACTTCGTATTACCAATATAATGATAACGGGGTAAGATTATATTTAGAACCTAATTACATCACAGGAATTATACCAAACTCCGATGATGTAAACATACTCGAGGAGACAAAACTTTTTTGGATAAAAGATAAGAATGATAATTTTCACTCATTAAAAAGATATGAAGATTATGGGAATTCTTCACCAGATCCTTTGTATTCTGTTTACGGGATAAACGGATATGAGAACCAATTAGTAATACAGGATACTTCCATAGATTTATCACTGCTATCGGGAAAGGACACAGACACAAAAAAACAATATCCAGCAGTAACTACTGGGCAAAAAGGGAGAGGGTATAGTGTTATTAGAATAGCGGGAGAGCTAAATAACTATAACGAGAATTCATTTATATTTTATAATCCTCTAGGGTATCATGGATTACCTGGAGCTAAATATGACATAATAAGAGCATCAGATCTTTCCTCCACTATTGATGAGTGGGGGCCAGGAAGTTTCTATGCTCAGGATGGAGTTTACTACTACCACCCATTTGGGACGAATGAAAAAATTGCCGAGGCTTTAACTGGGATTTTTAACAGCTTTAATTATAACTCTTTCGAAGCATTTAATTCAGGAGATGAAGTTGTAATAAGAACCAATGCTACAGGTGTACAGGAAAACACTAAGTATTATTTAGACTTTTTCCAAAACTTTACAACACTCCAAAGAATGCCAGACCTGAAAAGGGGTATAGTGTTTATAAACGAAAAAGATGTCTGTGACATAAATCAAAGACAATCCTTTCTTGGAGGATCTAATTATTCCAATACAAGAGTTAAAGTTAAAATAGAGGATGCAAATAAGATAGAGGTAGGTAAAACTTTTATAGAAACTATAAAAAGTACATCTACTGATTCATTTAATAATATACCAGAATACTCTAATAAGGGAGCTTCGGTTGTTGTTGGAAAATATAGATTTGTTGATCAATATGCTAGGGATGAGAAAGGTGAAATAGTAGGACTTAAAGATTTTGAAACCCATGCCACTCTTGAAATAGCTAATTTTACTGAATCTATAGCTTTTGGTACATCAGGGTCTATTTCTGCCTTTAATACTTATGACGTTTCTCTAGGTATTTTTTCTTTCTATGGATTAAGAGAAATCGATATGGATTTCTGGTATAGCCAATATGGATATACACCAACCCCTGAATATTATAAACATTTAGATGTGCAACCTTCTGGGATAACTAAAATAATTCCAGGAAAAACTTATTTTGTTTCTAATGGAGCATTCATAGATTATGATGGAAACACGATAGCTGGCCCTGATTTCTTTGAAGGTGTAGTAGGTGAGGAAGAATACACATTAGCGACAGGATCGACTGGAGCAGAGTCTAATGTTTTCCCTACTCTATCATCTAGAGGCAACATTACAGTTGGAGTTACTCCTAGTAATTTCGATTATTCTTTTTATCCAGATTTAGATGCCTTTCCTGGATTTTATGGAATACAATCTCTTCAGTTTATCGATAATGAGATAGGGCTAGATACAAAATACAAGCAGTTAAATTTCGGTAAACTAAATTCTGAATATGACTACACACAGGACAACTATAATCCAGCGTTTGCCACAAACAGTAGAGTTAGTCCTTATATAACTAAATGGGTCTATAGGGGAGGAACAGATGTTAGAGGAAACGGATACAGATTAAATGCTAACATAGCTTTTAGTCCTTTAAATTTTTCACCCAGCTTCTTCAGGAGATCACAGGATCCTCAGTACTTTACCCACGAATGGTATCAGTTACAAAAACCTCCTTATTCTTTCCCCGAAGAAAGCTTACATTCGGATAAGAACTATTTGGCTAGAGAGATCAATCAGTCGTTCTTGTCTAATGCAAATCCAGCTTTAAGGGATTATTTCCTTGATTATTTTTCTATAGAGGGTGACGACCTAGCACAATATTATACAGGAAGCACAACAATAAACAAAATAGGACTAACTGAAAGATATTCAGTGTTTGATTTTAATACTGGCAGTAAATTTTCGGAGACATTATTTAGAGGAGCTAAAGTAAGGATTAAAAGAACCTTTACCGACTATGCTCAGGGTGAATCTACTAAATACGTTGAGGACGATAGATTTTACGATGACTACAAGTTTTCTTGTGTTATCGTGCCAATAAGAAATATAGTAGATGAGATACAAACTCCTGTTAAAGTAAAAGTAATAGAGAATAGAACATTTAAGAATATAACTTTTATTGTTGAGGTTTTAATTGATGATGCTAGAGTTTTAAATTTTGAAGATATAAGTCCAGAAAATCAGTATTTAGATTTGGATTATTTCTTATTATACTCCCTAAAGGATAAGCTAGACAGTTCTTATTTTTCTACCGTTGTTAGTACTTCTCTTCCTTCTGGATTAGTAGAATTACCAACAGTGGGGGATATAAAATTATCTTCTGCTCTCAATATATCATCTGCACCTAATATACAGGGATTATTTTCGACCGTTAATTCGGGTACAGTAGGAAACGAGGGTGAAATTTATATCATCCCTAATCCTGATTATGAAACTGACCTAAGAGACGAGGTAAACTTTACTTATCTCCCGTCTGTTCAACCTGATCCCGTTTCTGGACCAGACTCTACTAGTCCTGGATCTTTCTATGGAATTGCTGGTCCTTCACCTTACAGCGGCTACACTCTTCCTTTTCCTACTGGTGTTGGACAGAGTGTTATAAATTTCACTAATACACAGCCAGGATATGAGTTTAATTTTAGTGATATCGGTATCCCCGGTCCTGTTAATATACCAACCATAGCAAACTATTCATCGCTTTTAAATATTCCTATTTACCAAAGACAGGGAGGAATTGGCTACTGGGAAAATATATTGGAAAAAATATCTTTTGCTAATCTTTCCTTATGGGTAAATACAGGATATCCTTACATAGACTATTTAACTTATGAATGGGATGAATCAACAGGTACTACAAAGGTATTAGAGAATCAGTTTGTTTTAGAGTTTATAAAACCTTCATTCTTTGAACAGGACACTGTTATTGTTCCTGTAGAAATAACTGATAAACCTCAGGAGCTAAGCGTGTTTAATGTAGGATACGAAACCGAAGATGTTGAGGGGGAGAGCGAGCTTTATAGATATGGAGGCGAATACGTCCCTAGCTTTAGAGAGGTTTTAAATTTTGAGAATGTAAAATATGATGTTCCTGAATGGACAATACCGAACTATAATACATTTACCGTAAAGATAATTGAAAAGCCTGAAAAATCATCATCTTATGATATTGGATCTACAAGCTGTTTAGAAATAAATAGTGTATCACAAGAAGAAATAAATTTAATTAAGGGAGTAACTTATTATTTTGATCTTAGTGATTCTAGTAATACAGGATATCAGATATATTTTTCAGAAGGACAAATTGGTAACGACATCTCCAATGATTCAATAACACAGGGATATACATTAGTTGGTACGCCAGGAACTACAGGAGCTTATGTAGAATTTAATGTACCTTATGATTTACCATCTCCTGTCTATTACGTAGCAGAGGGCGGAAAATACATGGGTGGAAATATAAAAGTAATAGATTCTATAGAGTACTCCTACTGTTCTTTTGGACCATATAAAGATAATTTTGGGGTATCTAGAAATGTTAATTATTATAAGTATTCTCCTCAGTGGATATTTAGAATAGGACAGAATTCTCCTTACAACCCGGTTTACAACATCATAGGTGAAACCCCAGTAGATAAAAGGAATCTTTCTATTTTTGAAAGCTCATGGGATCCTGGCTTTTATAGAGAATATACGGGTCCTACTGGATATGTAAACCTACCAGGTACAAGAGTAATGAAGGAACAGAAATCTTTCTTTGGTAGCAAATTTATGCAGACCCCAGATTTAATAAATTCTCAAAAGCAGTTAGTATATCCACAGTCCTTAAAAGATGTTCTTGATCTAAATTATAATAACTATCCTAACTATGAAATACTATGGGAAAATAACCCGATTGAATTAAAAGGTGTTATTTTAATGGATAGAATGTTAAATAGATATTTCCTAGAAAATGGAGGAAAAGAATCGTTTAATAAATTTATAATTCCTGAATTTGGATTTGGTAGTACATCCGATATCGATGATGATTTTAAAGAATATATGAATCAAAATATAATTCCTATATTCCAATCCAAACTAAACAGAGGATATCTTAAAAAAATACCAATCACTGCAAACGAGACACTAGTGCCGGTGATAGGAAATTTAGCAGACTATCAGAAATTGATTAATGGATATTTCAATTCGGGGGAGGTCAGATACACTAAAGTAAATGATCTAAGATATGAATTTAGAATTCCTAAAGATCCTTCTTTTAACTATTCTGTCTGTTTCTCTATAGATATAGGAAAAATTTAATAGAGGGATGGATTTTTGATATATAATGTAACTATAAAAAGAGATGCCACAGATTAATATACTAAATATTTTACAAGGAGACGCACAGTCTACCATAGTTGATAAATTAAATTATAACTTCGATCAAATACTTAGTGCAGGTGGAGGACCACAAGGAGCCCAAGGATTGATAGGTCCTACGGGACCCATAGGACCTCAGGGTCCACAGGGGGTTCAGGGAGTTCAAGGGCCTTCTGGAACTAAATGGTTCGTACAAGACACGTCACCTGCATCTGGAGGCATAACCGGGGCTAACCCGTGGACATTTCCGACACTTGGTGATTATTGGTTAGATCCGGACTCGGCAAATCAGGATGTTTATGTGTTCACTGCCACTGGATGGGTTAATACTGGATATGGATTAAATGCAGGGGAGCTATTTCAAAATGTAACTCCTATTAATATAATTGGTGGAGCAACTGCACAAGCTATATTAATAGCAGGTGCAACTTCAGGTGATAAGGGACTAGTTCTATCTGATTCTACTATTAATGGATACACTCCAGGTGGAACTGCAATAGACAATCTAAACTTCGAAAATGCAAAGTTAAAGATTGCTACTAAAGATGCCAGAACAAAACTAATAAGCTTTGCTAGATCTACTTTCGACATAAGCCCAAGTGGATCCGGTTCGACCGGAAGTTTTTACAATCCGTATTTTTCTTGGGATCTTTCTGTTAATCCATCTGGATCTACCGGCGTAGGATTAGGATTTTATAATCTTAGCTTCGTAAATCCAAAGGGATCTATAGGAATAGTATCCAATGGAGCAACTGCTGAATCCGGTATAAATATGCTGAGCAGTAGCGAGATAACTGCAACTTCATCTAGTGATAATATCTTACTTAAGACATCTTCAATTAATAAAGGAACTTTTATAGATGCCAGTACTAATGGCGGATTTTTAGAGCTTTCTAATAATACATCAACCCCGGTTAATCAAGCTGACGCCCCTATTTTTGCTAACTCTACTGGTGTAGGATTAGGACTAGGGACAGGACAGTTTAAACATGTTGGTGTTTCTGTTGATAATCGAAGATTGGCCGTTAATGGTAACGTAAGTATAGGAACAGGATCTGCTCCTCATACATCTTCCTTATTTGTGGGGGAATCAGGAACACCTAATTATAATAAAGGTGTTTTATTTGCAGAGGGACATGCTATGTTCGGATATACAAACCCGACCGGAGATAGCTCAGGCGGATTACAAACTACTGGCCCTTCTGAATTAGCCGGAAGATATCCTCAGTTATTTGTTACATCCCCTAACTATGGTCCTGGTATACAAATAAAAACTAAGGGTGCTAATTACTCACCTAGAACTATAATAGGTGACGGCATCTTTGACGGATCTGGAACCGGCCCTAGTATAGTCCAAGAATTTTTTGCAGGGACTGGGTATAATCTAGGCTCATTTAATCAACCTTTAATAAATTACACACAGAAGATATCAAATGTCTCTAACTCTGGGGCTTCTGGTCCTGTTTTTTCAGTTACGACATTTGTAAACGGCGGTGTTTATAATTATGTTAATGCAGCATACAGAACTCTTATAGAAACTAAAAATTCTAATAGGAGATTAGAAATCATGTCCAATGGTACTGGTGGAGGAAACACCATTACTATGGGAACAATAAATAGCTCCTTATTATCAATCTATGGAGCTTCTGGAAGTACAACAGGAGGAGTTTCTATCGGTGTTAACTCAAATATATCTCCAGAATTAGCTTCTCTAACAGGTGCAACATTTAGAGTAAACAATAGAGCTAATCACAGCTTATATGTTACAGGGGTTCAAACAATAGGTACAGATGATCCTCGTTCTTTATTTAATCTCGGAGCGACAGGAAATAATGCTGCTGTTGGCGGAAACTCTTTACTAAAAGTACACAGAAATTTATATTCAACAACTGTTACGCCATTTGGAAAGGGTACTTTTGCAGGGGGTCTTTCTGTAAACAATTATCCGAATGGAATAGAAATAACTTCTATCGTTCCTCTCAATCCTTCTACAGGTCCTAGTGCTAATGATTCGGTTGCTATTGCTGTAGGTGCATCTACCGGAACATCACCTTTTACTCAAGCCAACACTACTGGATTCTTCGTTTCCAATTTAGGTACAAACATATCAATAGGTCAGTCGATAGATTATAGCGCTGCGATAGGGGTATCTGGAGCTGGATCGGATTTTGCTATTAAAGCAAAAGGAGCAGTTGGAGTAACTGGTAACGTTTCAGTAAAAGGTGATGTTGGTATAACTGGTGGCGTTGGTGTAGAGCTAACAGGTGGTGAATTTTTTGATTGTTTCGGTACAACAGCATCAAATCCAGATATACGAATTACTTCTACTGGAAGGGTGTACAATCCAACTAAAAGTTTACATCATAACACAACAACAGATCCACCGGGAGGTGTCGTCTATGTAGGACCAGGAGACGAAGTTATTTCATCTGGGGTTTTTAGTTACACCTCATCTGGAACAGTCGCTGGTACATGGATGAAAGTCGGTCAAGTGATACATGTAGCTGGTAGATGGTCTAGGACCGGATCAGATCAATTTTACCTTCCCGTTCAACCACAAGCAGGTTCTTCAATTGGTACTCTATTCGGAGTTTGTTACCTTGCCATATCTCAGCCAAATACTTGCTATGGTGTTAGAGCAATAGCTACCCCTGGTCCTCCACCGACATTTAATGCACAAATATATAATAACGGGTTGGGTCTTCCGGCTAATGATGATTACTATTTTACTCTTCAATACGTAATAGCATAAAATTTATGAATAAAGAATGGTTCATACAAAGATATTCGGATATACACGATGATCTGAATAGACTTGAAAGAGAGATAGAAGAGCATTTGAAAGATAAAAAAGATCTATTAGAAAACGATCAAAAATTGGAAGACCTAAAAATAAAAACAATTGAGACAATAGATCTACTAAATAAAACAAGAGAAGATGAAAGAAGAATCTTTAATTACCAAAATTCTTAAAAGAAAAGATATAGTGCTTGTTGCAGTTATTGCAATATTGCTCTTATTGCTATTTAGACAGTGTAGTAGCAACGCAGATCTTAAGTCTCAGATGTTTATACAGAATCACAATCTAGATGCACTAAAAGACACTGTAAGGCTTCAAAAAAACAGAGCGGGTGAGGACATGTATGTTAGAAAAACCCTTCTTGCTTCTAAGAAAAATTTAGAGGATCTAAATAAGAATCTTGCGGAGGAGCTTAAAAAAGTTAAAGGACAGGTTATTGTTATACATGACGTAGAAACTGTTGTTGAGACGGACACTCAATATGTTAATAATTATTTAACTGTTTATGCTGACGGTAGCTATAGTCTAGACTGGAAATTTGATAGTACATTTTCGGAAAATAACTATAGAAAATTCTCGGGTAACAGCTTCTTCAAAATAGATTCAACCACTAACAAGGTGATCCCTGGTACAACTAGAATCAACGAGGATGAGATGGGATTTTCTTTTGTAACTGGGATAAGAGAAAAAAATAAATCTTTAGAGATTTTTGTAACTCCTAAATATCCAGGGATGAAGATAACAGATATTGAAGGAGCAATTATCGATCCTTATAAATCTACTGTTCTAAAGAACATGTTTCCTAGTAAGAAATTCTCCGTTGGTCCTTATGTTGGGGTTGGTTTAGGTGCTGGTTATGGTATAAACGGAAAACCAATAATGGGTGCAATGTTTAACGTCGGGGTGGGTATACAATATTCTATCATTAAATTTTAAGCGATATATAAACCATGGCTTATACCTCGACAGAAAGATTTATAAAGTTTGGTAGTTACTTATTAATGGAGTATGACTACACGACTGCACCAACTCCAGAGATTTATTATGTTAACACGGGTAATCCTGCTATAGGATACGAGAAGATTGTTAATGGATACTTCAATAATTCGGTTCAGATATTAAATAACCCAGCATCCGAATTCACAACTGGAAACGTAAGAGATCTTAGTGTTGTTCAAACAGATAAAAATAGATTTGTAACATTAGATCAGGATTATTTAGTTCCTTATCTAGACACGGATCCTAAATTAACTTCAGTAAACAATCTGCCGGTAGTATTTCCTTCCAATATAGGGGTTTACTATGACACTATAAAATTTCATATAGTAGCAGGATACAATTTCGAAAACATAGATGGCATAATAATAAAAGGAGAATTTCAGGAGAGGACAGGAAAGAAAGCAACTATATTTCAGAGATTAATAACTAAATCTGACACTTCTTCTGTGGTGCTTAATCCTAATCCTATCTATTTAGGTGGTGCTCTTTATGATCATTATATAGAGGTAAAGATTCCTGCTTATGCTAATATGGTTTATGAGTTTGATATATTAGCAAACACTCCAGCACAGGCAAACACTTTAGCAGCTAAGATATCTTCAGACGGAAATGGATTTTTAAAGGACGCTCCGATAAATGTTTCCTTGTATGAGATAACACAGTCTGTTCTTAAAAATGGATATGAAAATTATATAGCGCAGTTAAGGAGTTCTTTGTCTGTAATACCCAAGGATAATTTTTCTTCCTTAGCTGCTGTTATCCAACAGAATCAATTCTATAATTATCTAGAATTTTATCCAACTTGGGATGGAAATTTTTTAGAAGATTTTCTAAACGCTGAAGGTAAGGTTGGAAACATTTATTATGTGATAAATGAAATAGAAGTTAAAGAGCAAGTTGGACTAACATATATTACAACATATAGCTTCAGTAACACACAGACACAAGATTTCAATGCTCCTAGTATATTTAGACCTATTCTTATAAATCCGTTGACCACTTCTTTCTTAGTTAACTACACTATGAGATTAGTTAACAGAGGAAATCAGAATCAAATAATCAGAAGATCGTCTATTAGTTCTTTTGATGTAAACAAATACGGGAAAGAAAACAACGTTATCTCTCTTACTACTGGAGCTTATTCACAGAAGGTTTATAATAAAATAGTTCAAGCACCAAACGTTGTATCTGGCGGAATTATGCCAAATCCTGCTGCTCCTATAGAAAAAAGAATTCCAGTTTTTTATAAGGATAACAACATATCAATAACAAAAGAAACACTGGTAATAGATAGGAATGGTGATTTGATATCAGAAACATCCGTTCCTGGTGCAACCCAAATATTTGGACAGGGTAAAGGAAAAATAGTTGTTGATCCTTTTGATAACTTCTATAAGTTTACAGTCTATAATTACAAGGAAGGAACATCTCCTGAAATAATAGATCTAGGAACATCTCTAAGCTATTATATAGTTTTTCTTGATAGCAGCGGACAAAGTGTAAGAGTTGAAAATATAAAAAATAAATCTACCGTTTCTAATCCTTCTGCTGGACAGATAGCATTTAAAGTTGTAGACACTAATTCTAAAAAAGTATTAGGGTTTACATCCAGAGATTTTTATATTATAACAAAAACACCCGATGGAACTGAAACTAAGCTATATTCTGGATCTTGGGAAACCCAGGCAGAATACATAGCAAGAACAAGTGTTACCACTGGAGAAGTTACACCAGCTACAGGTGGAGTTACAGGAGCTACTGTTGTTACTACTACAGACGTGGCAGTTACCGGATCGACTGGAACAACCGGGACCAGTACCACTGAAGGAAATCAGAGAATTTCTAAAGTTCCTTTAACAAAACTAGTTAATCTTAAAAAGCCTTATCCTTTAGGAAGTAGTTCTATTTTAAGTGTTAAACCTGCATCTCTCTTAAATACAACAGGAGGTTTCGTAAAAACTGGAAAAGGTGAAACTACTACGCCTTTAAAAAGCAGCGTACAGGCTAATAATATAAACATTGATGCTTTGGCGGATTCTATATCAGGAAGAGAATCTCAGGGCTTAAACGTGCAGAAGGTTGTTAATTATTATTTTACTCCAGGAGCTCCAGGTGCTAATTTATTTAAAGGACTTAAAGCAGCTCAGTTCTTAACAGCAGCTCTTCAAGTTCACCCAAAACTAGAAAATGGGGCATTCGACCAAAAATATATACAATACTGTAACGCTTTAGGGTTCCCAGTTACTGATGATCCTAATTCTGCTAAAAATAATCCTAATAAATGATTTTAAATGTCAGGCAAAACGGCTTCATATTTAATTTCCCTAAGGGATTTATTTTACCAGAAGTCGTTCAAAAATATGAAAAGTATATCAATAGGATGCCTATTCCTTATGATACTGTAGATAGCTTTATAAACGCTACGATACAGCAGGTTAACTTCCCAACTCTAAGAACTATAGATTCAGTAGAACAGATTAGACCAGGTGGATTTAAGCAGACTTATAAAAGTGCAACAACTCTTCAGAATTTAATTCAGAGAGACTTCACAGTAACTTTTAAGCTAGGCGAGGGATTTATAAACTATTGGGTTTTATATGAGAACATTATAAAGTTCCTAGACTTCCAAAATCCTAATGAATATCTTCCGGATTTTAGATTATTGCTTTTAGATAATGATGGTATAGTTATGGCTAGTGTACTTTTACAACAGCCGATATACACATCATTGTCGGAGATACAATTAAATTATGCTAGTACTACTCCTCAATTTTCCACTTTTAGTATAGGCTTTAAATGCAACTACATTAATCTTAATCTTGAAATCGGATAGAATAATAGGTATAGATTTTTCGTTGAATTCCCCTGGTATTTGTATATTGGAAGAAACATCTTGTAAATGGGTTAGTCTACACAGAACTAAAAACATTATAGATAAGATGCTGAAAAAAGAGGGATCGCCTTTTCATGTGTTGAATGATAGTAAATCAATAGATATAAATATAATCGAGAAAAAAGAATTTAAAGGCGAATATCACATAATAGAAAGGGACAAAATAGTAAATGCAGTTTATTTTTCTGAAAAACTAATAGATTTAATTGATCCATATTTAAGTGAGAAAACTATAGTTGGTATGGAGGGACTTTCGTTTGGATCTTCAGGTAATTCTCTTATTGATATTTCTATGACTACTGCTTTGGTTAGATCTGCTATAATAAAAAAGATAGATCCTAATAATTTTTTTGTCCTATCACCTACGACAATTAAAAAATATGCTTTAAAGGGAAACTCTAAGAAGGATGAATTATATAATACATTAATAGAGAAAAGAATGGATGACGATAGGCTTAAGCCATTTTTGAGTATTTTGAAAGAATATAGGGATTCGTGGGTAAAAGGAACTAATAAAGTGGAAGGACCTTGTTCTGATTTAGTAGATGCAACATGGATATCTTTATTCGTTGAGGAAAATTTAGAGAAACTTTTATCTGGTAAGAAGGTATAAGTATTAAATAATAAGTAATAATTTAAATAATTTAAGTATCATGGAAGAAAATTTTGACATTTTTAATCTGGACAATGAGGCATTTGTTAAACAAGAAGTTAAAAAGGACGAGGATGAATCCCTCTATAAGCCTTACCCCGAATTAGGTAAAGATGGGGTTTACAAATCTTTGGTTAGATTTTTACCAAACATTACAAATCCAAAAAAATCGAAAATTCACCAATACTACGTTTGGTTGAAAGACCCGGTAGATGGAACAAATCACAAAGCTATTTGTCCATCAACAGTGGGAAAAAAATCAATTCTTAAAGACCTCTTCTGGAAGCTTAAGAATTCTCCTTCTGCTAAAGATCAAGAGATTTCTAAATCTTTCTCTAGAAAAGAAGATTTTTATTCTTTAATTCAGGTAGTTAAAGACGCAAACCGTCCAGACCTTGAAGGTAAGATTATGATCTTCAAATTCGGTAGAAAAGTTAACGATCTTATTGAACAGCAAATTAAACCAGAATTTGGTAATCCTTCAAATCCTTATGATTTGTTTGAGGGTAAGAACTTTGGTATTCAAGTAAGAAAAGTAGGGGAGTGGAACAACTATGATCTTTGCCAATTCGTTGGAGATAAAATGCCAATCATGATTGACGGAGAAGCAGTAGAGAAAACAGAGAAGGGAAGAGATATCGTAACTAAATATCTTAAGACAGGTCCTTTGGATCTAGAAAAATATGACTATAGTGATTGGTCTGATGAAGAATCTGAAAAGATCATGAGAATTGTTAGAAATACTATTCCTGATGGAAGAATGGTTTCTGAGATTATCGGATCTAGCTCTGATTCTAAAACATCTTCAGCACCAACGGTTTCCGCAGATGATTTCTATGAGCAAGCTAATTCAAGATCAACCACATCAACAACTGATGATGATGTTGAGGAAGCACCTGCAAAACCTGCTAAGTCCTCACCTAAAAAATCAGCACCGTCTCTTGACGATCTTTATAACGATCTATAATTAAAATAATGGATTGTTATGGAATCAAAGGCTATAAGTGGTCTATCAGTAGATAGAGTAAAAGGAATAGTATCTTCCGCTCTACTTAAGTTCTTTGGAAACGATTCTCAGAGATTAAAAATCTATCAAGGGGGCAACAGATTAAATTTCTGTTGCCCTTATTGTGGAGACTCTAAGGATGCTAAAAAGAAAAGAGGTAATCTATATCTAGACACTTTAACTTACAAATGTTATAATGGAGGTTGTGGTATTTTCAAAAATCTCAACCAATTCACAAGAGATTTTGAAATACAATCAATGCTTTCTTCTGATGAAATATCGGAGATAGCAGAAATCTCTAGAAATTCCACTATAAGGAAAAAGATAAGAAACTCCCTGGATTATTTCTTTGCTGAAAATTACAAAGATATACTTGTTGATCGCGAGGAGTTTAAAGAAAAACTTGGCTTGATTGAAACGCAAGGAACATACGGGGAGAAGTGGTTAAAGGAAAGGAATCACATTGCCGATGATAAATTTCTATGGGATCCTTATAGGAGAAATCTCTATCTTTTAAATTTATCTGGAGACGAGAAAAAGATTTTAGGTCTCCAGATTAGACCTGTCGTAAAAAAGAATGGGGGAAGTAAATACTACACATATAAGTTAAGTGGCATTTATAAGAATCTATTAAAAATAACAGATCCTGACACAATCTTAAAAGCCGAAGAGGTTGATCCAATATCTAATGTTTTTGGATTTTCTACTGTCGATCTAGATTCTATGATAACAACTTTTGAAGGTCCATTGGATGCTTGGCTTTGTCCTAATGCAATAGCTTTATGTTCAATAAACAATCCATTCCCTTTTGATGTGTCCAATAAAAGATGGATGCTAGATGGTGACGATATTGGAAGACAAAAAGCTAGGGAGTTTTTAGAAAAGGGTGAACAGGTTTTTCTTTGGGGGAGATTTATAAAAGAATGTGATTTACCAGAAAGAAGCAAATGGGATTTAAATGATGTGGTTAACTATGTCAGATCCACCGGAAAAAAGATAAGGAGATTAGATAATTACTTTTCTTCCGATAAATGGGATATTATAGATATATGAAAAAGGCTAAGAAGAACAACAACAAGATAAAATTTCCTATTGATATTAAAGGAGATTTAGAGCTACCTGAATTTGATATTTCTGAAAACTTTTCGATTCCTAAACTAAAAAATAAGATAAGTTCCGAAGTGAAAGAAATATCTAAAACTAAAAAAAATAATAAATGTCAGAGCAACAGCCTAATGTAGATAAAAAAGATTTCGCTAGGGATTTTCAGCTAGAGAGAGAAGAATGGACGGAGAAAATAAGAGTTCTCTCCGTCAGAATGAAAAATATAAAAGAGCTAGCGGAGGTTCAAGTCGAATTGTATTCAAGCAGACAAATGCTTCTTGAAATGTATTCTAAGCTGGGTCAAGTGATGGTAAAATTAAACTCTAAATACAGAAGAGATAAAGCTGAAAGACTAAGATATTATTCGGAGTCGGTTCAGGTTAAATACGGGGCAAACGAAAAGACACCTTTAATAGAGGGAGACCTTTCTGAGCTAAAAGAAAGAATGGATCTTGTCGATGGACAAATCTCTTTTTTCAACGAGACTATGAAAACCGTGGATCACATGCTCTACGGGGTGAAGTCAAGAATATCACTGGAAGAATATTTAAGATCTGGTGCTGTTAGAAATAATTACTAATAATGTTAAGATTTGTAGTAAGTGAAGATAATAATTGGTTAAGCTTAGTAGACTATTCAGAAGATTTTGAAAGAAAACAGATAGAAATATCTTTAACTAAGAAAATACACAACCATTTTTTTCATCCCCTTGTTAAGAAAAAACATTGGGATGGGTCTATATGCTTTGTGGATAAAAAATTACCCGTCTGGAGAGTTCCTATAGGTCTTTGGTCTGAGGTATATCAGATCTGCGAAAAATACAAGATAGAAGTAAACATTGAGGGATTAGAGAGATTAATAGATTCGGGTTTCACTCTAGAATCTTATACTGATTGGTGTAACGAGTTCTTTAAAGATGGTGTCGGTGGAGATCCTAATAAAATGCCTAGGGATTACCAAATAGAAACAGCTTGGAAGATAATAAAATTTAAACTTTCAGTTTCAGAAGTTGCAACAAGCTCAGGTAAAACATTAATTGCTTTTATGGTAATGGCTTACCTAAAAGAGGTAATGAAAGTTAAGAAATTCTTAATGATTGTTCCTAATACGAATCTTGTTATACAGGGATCTGAAGATTTTGAAGAATATGGACTTGAAAAATTAGAGGACTGTGAAATTCAACAGATACATGGAGCAAATAAGAAAAAAATATCAGGGGGATTAATGATAGGAACATATCAATCCCTTGTAAAAATGGAACCCGAATTTTTTGATGATGTTGAAGCAGTTTTTGTTGATGAGTGTCACCAGGCACAAAGCGCATCTATAAAAAAGGTTGTTGCTGTATGTAAGGATTCTAAATGGAGATTTGGTTTATCCGGAACACTAGCAAATAAAAACACTGCAGAATATTTGACCATCCAGC